TGTTATTAAGACATTTTGTGCAATGTGTGAAGCATACGACCAGTCACCAACAGAAATGTTTCAGCAGACTACACCAAAAATTAGAACCAAAGGAATCAGAGATTTAGAAAAGCTAAGAGCAAAGAGAATATCAAAGTAATTACATAATATTCCACGCTGTATATGTGATGGAAACTGTCTTATACTTTTCCAGTTTAAAGAAAGTAGTTTTTATTAAGATTGGAGTGATGAATATGGCATATATCATATGCAATAATGATAATTACATAAATAGAGATAAGAAAAATCATTTCAATATAGTATCTTCGATGGATAAAGCTACAAAATGGAATGATATAACGAAGGCAAATAATGTTTGTAAAAATAATATAAAGAAATTAGTACAGACATATGGATTGGAAGTAAAGTATGTATCTCAAGAGAACAAGGTCTTAAATCCAGTTGCGAAGCCTATTGAATTAGGATATGATATTCTTGATAAGATCAAAGAGATTTCTACATTCACAAAGGAAATCGAAGATAGAAGATTGTATCTAATGGAAATGGTACATAATATAGACTTGGAAATTGTTGATATTGAACATGCTGCTGAGTTTTATACATTAAATGCTTCTCAGGGATATAAACTATATAAAATGTTGCATGATACACGAATTCAGAGAAGATCATATAAAGACGAACTTGAAAAGATTAACTTGTCATTGGGAACTTCTATAAGAAGTGCAAATATGGAAAATCTCGAAAAGAGCATTGTAGGAATGGAATACAGAAAATATGAACCGAGAGTAAATAAGGAATTATTTGGAGTGTAAAAAGCCAAGTAAACCAAGTTTTCATGTGGAAGGAGTGAGTGATATGAATGACGTATTGGAACAGCGATTAGCTGCAAAGAAGCGAGATTTGGAAAATCAACAAAAATATTTTAGAATTGATATGAAAAACATTGAACAATCAAATTATGAAGACAATGCCATTAACGCATTATTATATATGAAGAAACTGAAAACGGAAATTGCAGAGTTGGAGTTAGTTATGCAGTTGAAAAAGACAAATGAACTCTAGGTTTCAAGTTAAGAAGGGAGAATGATCATTATGCATGTGAATATATTTGAAACAAAATCGGATGAAGAATTATCTGTATTATACGGACAATTTCTTGAAGCAGAAAAAATATCTGGTTTTCCAGATGATAACGAATTGGGGAAAATTAAAAAAGAATATGAAAAAGATTTCGGAGCAAATACTGTATTAATGCTTCAAATTGAATTGACTCATACAATAGCAAATAGATGGTTCATAGAACATAGAGGCAAAGAAATTTAACTTTCCTTTGGATAATTGGAGGTAGAAAAATGGAAAATAGAAATGTAATTGAAACAGTAGTACATATGGCATTAACAAAAAGAGAATTGATTGATTTGATTAATAAATCTTTTCCTGATGAAGAGGTTGGTAATCACGGACAGATAGCACAGCTTTCCACAACAACTATGTCAGATGGAACAAAAATGCAGAACGTTTGCTTTGGTAAGATATTAAAAGTTTAGTGACAAGATGAAAGAAATTGCAAATAAGATTAAGCAATGTAAATAGTTATGGAAGGAGAATATAAAAATGAAATCAGTAGAAACATATTTGTATGATATACAAGATGAATTGTGTGATAAAATCGTGCATCATTGGGAAGATGACCAACGTTTTGCAAATCAAAGAGAAATGCAGCAATATAATTGTGGAATTGCTGAAGCAATGGAGATTATTAGGAACGTATTGGATGGACGTGAATTTAAGAGTCCATTATTGCAGTCAATGAAAGAATGATTTATTGGGAAGATTGGAAGAGGTGATATAAATGGTAAGATATATGGAATGTTCTACATGTGGCAAGTCATTACTTGAAAATTCAATTATTGTTGTAAGAACTGGGTTTACAGATAAATATTGTTCATATGGTTGTGCAGCAATTGGTAGTGGATTTTTTGAAAATATAAAATTAACTGATGAAATTGTCCAAGAACACAAATCTTGTGATGGAAAAGATTGGCTAATAGGAGATTGAGGTGATATAAATGTATGAAGAAGAAATAAATGCGGCATTGATCTCCATACAACAATTTAAAATTGCATATAGTAATGAAAATGGAGTTATAACTGTTGGTGATATTAAAGATTTAATGGCTAATATAGATACTATAGAAGAATGTGTAAGAAAGCAAAAGAGAATCCCCACAACTAATGAAAGAGAATTTGGCTTATTGGGAAAATCAAAAATTGTACATCGGTGTAGTATTTGTGGTAGTAATGTATATTCTACAAATACATATTGTTCTCAATGTGGGCAGAAATTTTGTATGTGAAGTATTAGATTTAATTGAAGAATTGATGAAATGAGGTAATGTAGATGGAAAATAAAAAAACATTAAAATATTTAAACGATATGAAGAATAGTAAAATGCCACCATTTGATAGTCAATATGAATTTTTCTTTGCTACACTGGAAGATTATTATATTGCAAAATCAAATGGTGCAAAGATAATAAAAGAGGAACTTATGGAATGGGATTCTGAAGCACAAAAAGAAATTGTTAATATATTGGCTGATATTATAGAATCTGATGAATTGATTGGCTTTGATAGAAATGATATTTTATCATTGGTTGACTAAATGGAAGGTTTACAGAGTATAGTAACCGACACATTAGCAAGTATATGTGCTATGGCAGATAAAAAATACAAAAGATGGAACGCAAAGAACTACTAAAATAGAAGATTATAGAAGTGGTAAAATTTCACTGTAAATAATGGAGAATTCAAATGGAATCAATTATAAATGAATTGGCAAGAAAAGATAACTATACAAATGATAAGCAGTATAATTCAGGTTTAAGGCTAATAAAAGAAATGGGGTATCGCCATGTTAGTGGAGAACCTGATGTTAAGTATTATTGCATGTGTAATGGGTACTAAGAATTTGTTGGAAAATTGGAAGAGGTGATATAGTGACAAATATGACACTAAAAGAATTGATAGAATATGAAAGCGAATTATGTAGTTTACAACAAGAATATGAAGGTAAACTTACTAAGATATACGGAGAGGCTGATTCCTCAAATAAAAAGAGGAGACTAACAATTGTTTTGAATCTTATTATTGAAGAAAGGCAGAAAGTAAATCGTCAAAAATATAAACCCGTGTAAATGACGATTTCTTTTTGTAATTTTAAGGAGTGATAATTATGGATAGAATGTATCCTTCAGATTTTAATGTATCTGAAAGCAATTCTAATGGGTGTTTTATCAAAATAGATGAATTAAACGATATGATTGCTTATGGTGTATTGAAATTAGATGAAGCAAAATTAAAAGAGTATCATTTTGATACAAGAGTCACTTATAATAAAGAAATATATACAAGAGAACAGGTAATGAACTTATTTGGTAATTTAGTTAGAAGGTAACTAAACCAAAAGAAAAATTGCTTTCAAGCGAAAGAGGTGAATAATAATGAAAGATTTATGTATATTAACGAAAAAAGAAAAATTAGAATTAGAAAGTATTGTAGAAATTTTATTATCTGTTCATCTTGATTTTGAATCCGCTACAAATCCAGACGAAGATAATGATGATTTATGCCAAAATGTAGAGGAAGTAAGAGAACGCATGGAATATGATATGCGGTATTTAGAGAAGGCAGAAACTGTTTTGCGTAAAATTTTACTTTGTAAAGAATTTGATAAATCTGTTTCTGTGCGTGATTTTGAATTGTCTAAATAAAAAATAACGATTTCTTGGCATATATTCGACATAATTTGACAATATAATTTAATTTATTTGTGATATAATTATAGAAAACACAAAGGAGTTAAAATATATGATGTATATGTATCACATGGCTAGAGAGCTTGAAAAAGATTTAAATAAAAAACAAATAGAAGATATAAGAGAAATAGCAAATAAAAGAATTATATTTGATGATAAAATCAAATCTTATACTATAATTATCACAGATTTTATTAAAGAATTATTTGGCAAAGATATAATCAAATCCGCAAGAGTTATTCTCAACGAAGAGAATGATATAATAAAAAGAGATTTTATTGAGGAATATGCTTATGTAATATCTATTTGTTCATATTTTAATATAAATTATGAACAGAAATCTTTCGAGGATGAAAATACCTATATAGAAGTTACTTTTTGTAATGATAAGAAAATTGGATTTTGGGCAAGTAATGATAAAGTTGTAATAGAAGAGTCAGAATATAATTAAATCATTTTAAAGGAGACATATTATGAAGGAATTAGAAATGCCTTTAGGAATGCAGCTAGATGATGCTATGCAACAGTTATATGAAACGGCAAAAGACGGAAATGCTTATTATGCCGAATTTGGAGATAGAAGAATTAACTCAAATATGAGTATAGATGAAGCATACATAACTGTTACTGGAATGAATAGAGTCAACTTTAAAGACTTCCAGAAAAGAGAGCTTGAGAAAATGGAAACCAGAAAAGAAAACAGAATAAAAACGGGACAGTGGTTAAGTAAATAAAAATAGACAAAACACACATATATTGCTATAATTTATTTACATTATTTCTAATACATTTAATGATAAACCTTAACATGCGATGTGCCAGTAATGGAATATTAAAAAGGAGGACATAAGGATGTATGATAAACAAGTAAAAGATGTATTAGAAAGAATTAAAGTACAAGCAGATAAGAAAGAATTTAAGATCAACACCGCTGAAGAGTGGTATTATGTTTCTGGTTTATGGCTTGGGTATGTATTCAAGAATATGAAAGGTGAGACTCTTAAATTAGGAAGAAGACAGGAAGCTATGAGACTTGCTGCACAGAAAGATGAAAAACATTTTAGAGATTTCCTTTGTGGAATTTTTAAAACGGAATATATGAAATTTGATCCAAGTGATAAGGCTGATGGATTGTTTGCGGCTATTGTTAATTATGGATTTGAAGAACCTGAAATAAGTTATGATGGCACACAGGCGTTATCGCAAGGACTTGTTTCAGAATTTTAATTGAATATGATTTAGTGGGAAGCAGAGTTAATCTGCTTCTTTTTTATTACAGAAAATGAGGTGATATTATGGCAACTATTAAAGATTTTATAACTAATAATGAAAATGTACTAATTATAATTGAAACGGCAGAAACAAGAAATACAACAGATCCATTAAGAAAGGAACTTTGGAAAGGCATGTTGTATGATATTCCAAAAGATTTGCAGAATCGAAAAGTAATTCAGGAAGGGTATGGGATTGTAGCTCAGTGTAATATATTAACAATTTTAGAGGAAGGTGATGAAAAATGAGTAGATATAAGAATGGAAATCCAAAACATACAAGTAGATTTATATGTTTAAAATGTATGAATGAAAATATGTTAGCCAGTGGAATTCAGAGACAGAGACAAAGAGAACGAAAAACATATTAAGGATTTATATTGTTTGAAGCGCAGAGAGGTAACGAAGTGTATCGAAGTAAGATTTTGTGATTCTTATGAAGAAATTTTTGAGGCTGCAAAGATAAAAAGAGAGAATTATTACATAGACGAATATGAAAGTGAGGATGCATATGTGTTATAAAGCAGAGGTACAAAAACGAAATGAAGAAAAATTAGAAGAGATATTCTTAAAAGAAAATGTGCCTGACTTTATTCAGGATTATTTCTTGTTGATATCAAGTAGAGCTGCAAGATTGAATTATTGGATAACGATAAGAAATTTATTAAATTGGTTAATAGATAAAAATTATATTGAATGTAGAGTGTTATCCGAAATTACTCCTGAAATATTAGATAAAGTAACTGATTCAAAAATAATTAGATATATGGATTACTTGAAAGAATCTGGAATAAAACTTAATACACTTCTTACAAAGAAGAATCAGATGAGTAGTTTTTGGGAATATTTAAAAATTCATCATTATTGCCTGGATAATATTATTCAGATGATTAAATCTAGTGAATATAAACCAGTTAAAACCAATCGTATGAAAATGGAAAAAATGCCATTATATGAGGATGTTCAAGAAATGATTGAAAAGATAAATCGAAAACCTGATGAATTTATTCGCATAAGAAATGGTTGTGTATTTAGAACATTAAGAGGCACTGGATTAAGAGAATCAGAATTAGCAGGTCTTGATATTAGGGATGTATATCTTGACGAACAATATATAGATAGTAGACATCCAAGACCGTATATACTTGTTATCAGCAAAGGAAATTATGATTATACAGATAATGGAAAAGATATTGTATTTCTTACCAAAGACGCAATTGCAGCATTAACAGAGTGGTTAAAATATAGAGAAACGCTTACAGATATTATTGATACAGAAGCATTATTCCTTAATAAAAATGGTAAACGAATGAATGAAGATAATATTAAAGCTATGTTTAGAATTTATAGCGGTGGAAAATTGACACCACACATGATGAGGCATGAATATACAACTATTCTTACAAGAGAATCAAATGATCCTACTTTTGTTCGAGAACAGGGAAGATGGAAGTCAGATGCTATGATGAATAATGTATATGATTCTGGTGCAAGTAGAAGTGTAAATGTATTAGATAATATGTAACATATGTAAAGGACGATACAGATTATTTTGTATCGTCCTTATTAATAAAAGAAATATTCATATCAATATTAAGTGCATTGCATATTTCTAATAATGCTTCAATAGAAATATTATCTTGATTAAGTCTTGAAGTTAGAGCTGATTGGCTTAAATTCAATTTTTGAGCCAAATCTTTTTTTTTAATTTCCTTTTCAGTTATAATTGTTTTTATTTTGAGCAAGATTTGTTTTGCGTTCTTAACTGTAAATGCATTATCCATTATAAAATTACCTCGCTATTAAGATATATCTAAATTATATAAGATATGTACAAATTAAACAAGATATATTAAAAATATTTGTTAATTATTTTATCTTAAAAAATTAAGATATATCTTGATTTATTAAGATATATAATGTATTATATAAAATATCAAAAGGAACAAACAGAGAAAGGAGGATATGTCAATGGAAATTAATACATTTGATATCGTAAGAGTGGATTTTGGAGATGTTGAATTTGCAGGCGAGCAAGGTGGCATCAGACCAGCAGTTATTATCCAAAATGCATACGGAAATATTTTTTCTGGAACTACAATAGTACTTCCATTTACGACAAAAATAAAACATTTACAACAGCCAACACATGCCCTCTTTGTAAAGGATAAAGATAAGGGGCTAACAGAAGATTCTATGATACTTGGAGAATGTGTTAGACAAGTATCTAAAGAGAGAATAAAAAAGAAATTAGGTAGCATTAAAGACTTATCAGATAGACAGACAGTTAAAAGAGTATATGATGCTAATTTTGGCTCTTTGGAGGTGTAATATGGAATATGTAGTAATGAGTCTTGAAGAGGCTAAAAAGGTTGCTAAAAAAGATGCTATTGTTCTTGTATCAAAGCAGGATCTTGAACATAGAGATTGTAATTTGAATTTCACAAAAAAGAAGTTTTGTGAATGCAAAAACATTCTTGAAGAAGCAGCAACAATTGCAAAAGTGTGTGATGAATTTGCCAATCAATTAAGAGTTTTTTCAGATTTACAGGTTGGAGAATTACCGAAGGGATATTTACACACGATATTATATCCATCAAAATAATGTGGTTAATAACCACATAAATACATATATATTAAACATTGTATTTTATATGTAATGTCCTTGACTACGAACACCTGTTCGGAGTAATATAATGGAAAAGGAAATAAATAAAAAAGCTTGACTAGAAAGTTGGAAGCCGCCTAGTCAAGCACATACAAAATCTATTTCTTGGGGGAAATTGATAGTATGCTTATTGATTATACATATCAATTATATAAAAATCAATGCATTCGCAGAATTTTTCCAAATTTTAACAATTTAATAGTATTTTAATTTTTCTTTGGCATATCCAAAGGTTTATTAAAGTGCGTCAAAAATCAGAGAGGAGTGATTTTTTGTTTATTTTAACAGATGGAAAGAATTATGTCATGGAGAATCCTATGAAGTCAGGTGAGTATATGATAACAACTTCAAGTTCTATGGCAAAGGAATTTACTTACAAACAGGCGAGGTCATTAGTAAAGAACAGCAGAAAGAAGTATTCATGGATTAAGAAATATAATCTTATTGATGTGGATACGGGGCAGAAGTCTGATAAATCTCTTTATTATAGAGGAAACGCAAATGTTTATATAGGAGATGAAAGTAATTTTGACTATGCCTTATTAGATAAGATTAATTCAGAAGCTAATTCCATTTTAGGATTAGCAGGTTGGGACGACAACCAACTGATTACATATAAGAATTTATTAAATACAGAATTGTCAAAGTGTGATAGTGCAGAAAGTGATATTAATCATGCTTTGGAAAAATATAAGAAGATACATAATGGTAAGAAGCCACAAGCTCATAAGGTAGCAAAGATAGGATATTTACTTGATGATATCCGAGATAAGCATAAGAGAATAAAGCAGTGTATAAGGTATGTTCAAGTTATGCAAGATGCAATAACCAAAGGATATAACATTGAGAAGATAAAATTAGAACTCAGTAAGGTTACTAGCGATGATTATAAAGGAAGAACAGAATATTGGAAAATGGCGAATGACATATTGGAGGATTGATTATGGTGATATGCAGAAACTGTTTAATTCCTATGTCGGAAGCCATTAGTTTTCGACCAGGAGAAAAGAATCGACATGATAAATATTGCAAGTGTCCAAAATGTAGAAGAGAAACCAAACATGTTAAAGTTATGAATTCTGAATTAACTTTTGGAGAATGTATGAATAAAGAAATTCAAAAGGTAGGTAGAAGCAATGATTAATGAAGAAATGATGAAGGTTATTAATGGTAATCCTGAGATGATGAAAATTATTAATTCATATATGGAAAATGATATGAAAAAACTTAAAAAAATATGTCATAGAGTTTGGTACGGAAAGTTTGATATGAGTGATTATGATGAGTTATATGATGTTGCGGTCGATTGCCTTATAGAAACATTAATTACATATAATGATGAAAAAGCTCGTTTAGAAACATTTCTTGTAGGAAACATCATGAGAAAGACAAGCACATGGATGAGAGATAACAAATATAGGTTAAAGCGTCAGAATCTTTTAAGAGACGAAAATGGAAAATTGATTCTTGACGATGAAGGTAATCCACAGATTATTATGAATGTCTCGCTAGATATTAATACGGACGAGATAAAAAGTATTAAAGAAAATTTACCTTCAAGAGAGAATGTAGAAAGAGAAATATTCACAGAAGAATATACTGACAAGGTTGAGTTGTATTTACAGCAACTGCCACGAAAACAGGAAAGAGTGGCAAGATTGTTATCTCAGCAATATACAAAGGATGAGATAGTAGAAATATTACATATAACAGTGAACGAATATAACGATTGTTTAGTAGGATTACGCTCCTACAAAAATATTGCCATATTAATGTAGTTAAAGAAGGGAGAAAAATATATGTTAATGCCAGTAAAACCAGTTAGACCACAAACACTTACATTAAAGTCATATTTAGACAAGTTTAAAGAAGGTGATGTAAAAGGTGATGCAGATACTCAAAGAGCAATGGGGTGTTATACAGATAGAATGTTTAATGAACTTGTTGTATCTGTTCTTATAGGAGAATATATTCCACCTTTAATTTTAGGAGAAACGTCAAATTATTCAGAAAGTTATGTTGAAGATGGCTTACAGAGAACAACCGCATTATCTATGTTTAGATATGGTAATAAAGCTATTAGTAAAGATATTACTGACAGTGAAATTGCTTATCAGATTAAAGTTAAGGACGAAAATGGAAATTATAAACTTGATGGTAATGATAATTTCATAAAAGAGTGGGAAATATGTGATATAAAAAATAAAACTTATAGTCAGTTGCCAGAAGAGTTAAAGATGAAATTTGATGAGTACCAGATAGGATTAGCAGTTCATCCTGATTCAACTAAAGAAGATATATCTAGAAGAATTCGTATATATAACGAACACGAAAATATGAAAGCAGCTCAAAGAGCACTTACATATATTCCTACATATGCAAAAAATATAAAGAAAATAATATCTAACAACAGATTCTACAAGGATTGTATTGAATATTCTGACAAGGAATTCACTAATGGATTATATGAAAAAATACTTTGTGAAACGGATATGATTATTTACCATCTTGATGAATGGCAATCAGTAGTTAAAACAATGGGTATGTATATTGAAGATAATGCAAGTGAAGAAGAGTTTGAAAAAATAAATGCTTTAGCAACTAGATTATATAACATTTTAGGAGATGATAAGTATAAAAATCTCTTTAGTAAGAAAAATACATATTTATGGACAGCATTATTTGAGAAATTCACAAAATATAATTTTGAAGATTGTATGTTCATCAATTTTTTGAAAGAATTTAATGAGATTTTAGGTGATAAGAGAATTGATGGTTATGACATAAGTTTCAATGAATATGATAAAAAGAAGAGAACTAAAGATAAGAAAGTCGTTAAGACAAAACTTGACATGCTTGAAAAACTCATGAAGGAATATTTACATATAACAGATGTAACAGAAGATAAGAATGAAGCTACATATAATAAGGGAGAAACACATTCAGAAGTTAGTGAAAACACAACTGAAACAGAGAATAATATAGAGTCTTCTGATAATAAGGTAACAAATGATAATAAATCTGAGCAAAAGACGGGTTGTGATGATGAAATATTATCGTTTGTTAAAGAAAATATCAGCTCAGAATTAACAACTGAAGATGTTGAGTTATATGCAAATTGTGTAGATGATTGTTTCGATAAGTATGAAATTAGTATTACATCACCTTTATATAAAAATTGTTATGTTGCTTTAATTGCACTTATGACATATGCAGCAAATAAAGATAAAGATGAAGAGTTTGAAGAGTGGATTCAAAATTATAAAGACAGAACTAATTTTAGTCCTTCTCAGAAAATTAATTATACATATATGAAGCGTAGCTTTGATGATTACTTAGCAAATAGAGTAAAGGAGGAAATCGTAAATGCCTGATATAACTATGTGTACAAGCTCAACTTGTCAGAATAGGGAACAATGTTATAGAGCTATGGCAAAGCCTGATAAATATCAGTCATATGCTGATTTTACAAAATTATGTGCTGAGAAAGATTATCAGTGTATGTGGGTAATTAAGGATGGAGATGTTCTTATAAGTGATGTAGATAATATTATGGCGAGGTGCTAAAAATGGTTAAATTAAAGAGATTGAAAAATAAGATTAATGATTGTATTGCGGTAGGAGAAGATAGTTTGAAAGTACGCCATTCTCAAGATAATGAATTAATAATGAAAGGACAGTTAATGGCATATAACCAAGTTTTAGGACTTATTGATTTATTAATCAGCGGAGAAAAACGATTGGAAGAGAAAGAGTTATCTCAGAATGCTGCGACCTATGATGAGCTATTAGAAATGGAATGGGACAGTAAGTAATTAGAGAATAACACAAAGAGTAAAATTCTTTGGATTGTGAGGTGAAAATAAATGGACAAAACAAAAATTAAAACAAAAGAGGTGTGGTCAGCTAATAAGTGGTATCTGTTTTTTGGAATTTTATTCGTGATTATGATTATCTTATTGGAGATATGTGCAATAAGACAATTTTTTGTGACAGATATGGAAGAAGCATTAGTGTTGCTCTTTATTTTACAACTGCCAGTTATGATTTGTTTATTATTAACAACGATGATTGGAGATTATATTCATAGAGAAAAATTCAATATCTATTACTGCAAATTAGAAAATGGTATTGATATTGATTATATTAAAGAAAATTATTGTATAGAAGATATAAATGAAAGTTGCGTATTATTTGTAGATAAAAGCAACGATCATAATTTCTGTGTTTGGAAATTAATGCAAGGATATGATTCGCTATATCAAGCGGAAATTAAAATGTTTTTATAACAGTAAAGTTCGATTTCTTTGGAAGAGAGGTGAAAATAAATGGCGTGTGATTATTGTGCATACCGTTATTCTTATGATTGTGGTGATGGTTGGAATTGCCATAAGAATTGTGAAAGTTTTAAGTTGGATTGGGATAGTTTATCTGATAAAGATAAGAAAACTATTCAGAAGATTTTAGATAGAAAGGGAGGCTAACTTATGGAACAGATTCAGGAAAATGAACAGTGGAAGTTAAGTGGCAATTGTGAAAAATGTAGAAGAAGTAATTATTGTTCAACGCCATGTACACGTCATAACAGACGAATAAGAGCAGAATTTAAAGGTCTTGTTACAGATATAATGAATAAAATGACTGGTGGTGTAATGAGGGAAGCTATTGATAAGACGGTAAATGGAATTTGGTAAATTGGAAAGGAGATTTTATATGGGAGTATCATGTGATATTTGTAAATATGGATGTGAACATGATTATGTGAGAAATAATTATTATTGTTCAAATAAGAACAGTTGCCATCCAATAGCAGATTCCCCAATTGTTAAGAATTGTAGATATGGAGAAATAGACCAATGGAAATATGATTTTAAATATAAATCAAATAAGAGTGATAAAAATGTATCGAAAAAACTTATGTATGAAGAATTGAAGAAGATTCTTTTTGGAATTAAGTTAAAAGATATTGATACTATTATGAAAGAAATTAATGAACTA